CAGCTTTGCTGACTTCAAGGATCCCGATACCCCCCGCGTTACCTCGACTTCAACACCCACTCAACGCGACGTCACGATTCACTGATGCGATCGTTGAAGTTCAGCCACTTCCTCCCGCCGCCGGCGATTCGCGATACGGCCAGGTCCGGTCGCCTGCTCGGTCATCTTCGCTGGGCGCATTTCGCGCCTCGGCGTCCGGAGGTGAAGTCCGGATTCGAGCAGTCGCTGGTGGCCCGATTGCTTGCCGACGAGCTCCTGATCGACCTGATCGGGGACCGCCTGTTCCCGCTCGAGACGCCGGAACAGACGCCGCGGAATGGGGCCCGTCTGCTCTATGCGATTACGGCCAACGAACGCGTCCGCTGCCTCTCTGGCCCGGTCGGCGTGGCGACGGCTCGAGTCCATTTCGACGCACGGTCTCCGCGCTACGTCGATTGCAAGTCGATCCAGGAGATCCTCCGGCAATATGACGGCTTCCGGGGCACGCTCGCCGGAGATATCCGGATCCTCTTCGCGCAGCTCGAGACCCACGGCGACGAATACGAGTGGCCTGACAACGCCTCCGATCAGGGCATGCAACACCTGTCGCTCACCTTCTACTTCAAGTACCGGGAGCCCCGTCCGGTCGCTCCCTGATCCCACTCCGGAGTTTCGGCGATGCCACCCAACACCCTCCCCAACGAGGGGACCAGTCTGTCGATCAAGCTCTCTGGCGAGACGTTCACCGAGATTCCCCAGGTGACGTCGATCGACGCCCCGAATCCTTCGCGGGCGATGATTCCGACGTCCCACCTCCGCACCGTCGGGTACCACACCAAACGATCGTCGCGACTGGTCGATTCGGGGCAGGTCTCGTTCACGATCTTCTACGACCCGAATGACGAGACGCATCAAGCGTTGTTCACCAAATTCGCCGCGGGCCTGCCGGTGGATTTTAAGCTCGTCCTGGTCGACGACATGACGACGCCAGCGAACGAGACCTTCAGCGCGATCATCTCCCAGGTTGAGGGGGGAGGGATCGAGATCGAGACCAACCAGGAGCGGACGTTCACGCTCGACATCACCGGCGGCGTCACCCGCACCGCTGGCGCCAACACCTGATCCGACGCGGTATTGACGACACCGCGAATCCCGAACTCCTGATCCGATCCAGCGAAACGAAAGGAACCCATGCTCACGAGAGAACAGATTCTGGCGGCGAATGACCTGCCCATCGAACGAGTCTCGGTCCCCGAATGGGGCGGCTCGGTGTGCATTCGGACGCTCACTGCGGCCCAGCGCGAGGAGTGGGAGAAACAGGCCGGGGACGCGAAGGGAAAGTGGCAGATCCGGGCCACGCTCGTCGCGGCCGCTGTCTGCGATGAAGCGGGGAAGCCGCTCTTCACGGCGAACGACGTGGCCGCACTCGCGGCGAAGTCGGCCCCGCCGATCATCCGTATCTTCGAGGCCGCGAACAAGCAAAGCGGCATCTCCGAAGAGGATGTGGCCGAGCTGGAAAAAAACTCCGAAGCCAACCCCTCCGACTCTTCAGCTTCCGGCTCTCACGCGAACTGAAGATGACCCGGCGCGAGCTCATGGAGAGGTTGGGGGCGGACGAGCTCAAAGAACAACTCGCATTCGAGCGGATTTATCCGTTTGAGGATGGATACTGGCAGGCCGCCCAGGTCGCGTTCCTGGTCTGCAAGGCGCTCGGGGCAAAGAGCCTCCGATTCGAGGATCTGCTCCCGAGGAAGGTGGCTCCCAAGGCGACGCGCAAGCCGGCCGCGAAGGGCGGGACCGCCGTTCCGGGAAAGATCCGCGTTGACCCGGCAGTGATCGGCATCATTCAGCGATCCAAATCAGGGGCGGCATAGTGGCTCTGATCAAAGACATTTCGATTGGAATGTCGGTCAACGCCGACTCCTTCGTCACGGGCATCAAGGCTGCCGACAAGGCCATCGTCGCGTTCTCGGCATCCGCGAAGCGCATGCTCAAGAACGTCGGTTCCATCGTACCTGCCTTCGGGGCGCTGACTGCCGGTGCCACGGCATTCGGCGCCGTCAAATCGTCAATCAGCACGGCCATCGAGCTTGAAAAGGCAATCACGGGACTGAGCAAGGCGAGTGACCTGGATGGCGGCGCGCTCGAGACGATGAAGGCCCAGCTCTTCGGCCTTTCGACGGAGCTAAAAGGGGTCCCGCTCGAGGACATCCTGTCGATCGCCACCAACCTCGCCAAGATGGGGGTCGCCAACGACTCATTGGTTGAGCAGACGCGTGGCGTTGCGATGCTCAGCACGGCCCTGGACGATCTTCCCGCCGACCAGGTCGCCGACCAGATCGGGAAGCTGAATGCGATTTTCAAGCTCGGCAATAAGGGCGCACTCCAAATGGGAAGTGCGCTCGACAAGATCGCCGACTCTGGTCTTTCGTCTGCGTCCGGCATTCTCGACGTGACGGCACGCATCGCCGGTACGGCGAAAGCGATGAACCTAGGTGCCGGTGAAAGCATGGCGATGGCGGCCGCGTTGCTCGACACCGGTACGCAGTCGGAGCAAGCGGCCAGCGCACTGAACAATTTGCTCATGAACATGGTTGCTGTCGGCAACCACGCGGACTTTGCGAAGACGGCCGGGGTCAGTGTCGAGGAATTCGGTCGGCTGGTCGCTGACAAGCCGATAAAGGCCGTCGAAGCCTTCCTTGGCGGGCTTCAGAAACTCGGCGCGGCCTCGCAGCTTGAGGCCCTCGAAGGCATTGGGATCAAGGCCCAGGAACGGCAGTCGGCGTTGCAGAAACTCTCCCAACAGACGGAGAAGCTTGCCGAGTACACCGCGCTCGCAGCAGACGAATTCCAGAACATGCGGCAAATTCAGGACGGCTACGCAAAGACAGCTCAGCAGACCGCCGCCGCATGGACGACATTCGACAACAATATCAAGACGGTCAAGGAAACGTTTGCATCATCATTCCTTCCCGCGATCAACGCAGGTCTTGAGGCGATCGGCGACAAGCTCAAGATGATGAACGACGGCGCCGCGTTTCTCAAGAAAACCCTCGCGAGCGCAACGTCTGGCACTCCCGCGAAGAAATCCAAGCCAACCGCAGGTGGGATTGGCCTTGATCTCTTGCAGGCAGGGCCATTGGCGATGCTCGATCCGTCCTTCCACAAGAAGGTATTCGGGCTCGCGCGTGGAAACAAGGTCGCCGAAGCCCCCAAGATTCCCAATGCGCCCGGGGCGGCCGCGAAGCAAGAGGCGATCGCAAGTCAGGCCCACAGCGAAGCGATCGAGAGTGGCGGACCGTCAAAGGAAGCGAAGAAGGCCGCGGAGAAGGCCGCCAAGGCAGCGGAAGCCGCGCGCAAGCGGTCCGCCGCAAAGGCCGCTCGCGATGCCGCGGCGGCGCAGAAGCGTCTCACTGAGCAGGCCCGGGACGTCATCGAGTCCACGCGAACGCCGATGGAGCAGTATCAATCGCGGCTCGGCGAGTTGAAAACGCTTCTCGGGGCCAAGGCGATTGACTCGACGACTTTCAATCGCGCGGACATGGCAGCACGGGAGTCCATTTTCGGGAGTTCCGAGGCGACGTTCGCGGGCGCCGCCACCAGGGGCTCACAGGAGGCGTACTCCTCGCAGCTCCGGTTCGCCGCACAGGGGCAGAGCAAGGATGAACCCATGAAAGAGGTCGCAAAGGAGGCGCCCAAGCAAACTGACCTGCTACGCCAGGTGGTGACTGGCCTCGCCAAACTGGCGGACCGAGCCGGAACCGCGTCGGCCGAACTGTTCGACGGACTCTGACATGGCAATTGAATACGAGCTCATTGGAAGCCCCTCCGGCGTTGCGCGCTCTTCGACCCAGGACGCCGAATGGAAACGCACCTACGTCCAGCACTGGCGGGCGATCACCGACAACCCGCTCATCGGTCCCGGTGAGGTCCGAGCCAACGCACCGGTGGCCATCGGCCAGACGTACAACGCTGGCACCGAGGCGGACACTGGCTCCTACTGTCAGCAGATCTCTGTCTCGGAAGACACCACGGCCGACGATGGGTGCCAATGGATCATCTCGGCTCAGTATGGGCCGTTCGATGTGATGTCTCAGGCGCCAGAGGTCCCGTTCACGCAGCGTCCGAAGCTCTCGTTCGGCTTCTCGGAGTTCCAGCAGGTCCAAACCATCGATGCGAACGGGGACGCGATTCTGAACTCCGCGGGAGACCCGTTCAACCCGCCGCTGATGGAAGATGTTTCATGGCCCATCATGACCATTACTCGCAACGAACCGGGCTTCGATCTCGGTCTCGTTGCGACGGCCAAGGGGAAGATTAACGCGCTGCCGTGGTTCGGCCGCCCGGCGAAATGGTGGCGTTGCCTGAACATCGCGGGCGACGAAGCACAGGACCCGGACGGGGCGATCTACTGGGTCGTCACCTACCAGTTCGCGCTGAACCCGAATGAGTGGACGGCGGAAGTGCTTGACCAGGGGATGCGAGAGCTCAACTCGAGCGGCGAACGGGTCGCGATTCTGGACAAGTACGGCAACAAGATCACGGAGCCGTGGCCGTTGAACGAGGACGGGACCAAGAAGGCCGTGGGCGAGGATCCCGAGTTCCTCGTGTTCGACGTGATCGAGGCGATCGATTACAGCGTCTTCGATCTTGATGCGTTCTATAACGAGGAAGTCGCGGCGGGGAGATTGATCTGATGGCGGACGATGCCAAGAAACCAGTGAGGCTCACCTTATCCCAGGCGAAGCGAATCGCGGCGGTGGTGAAGCGAGTTGAGCACACCTACCACAACTCGCCACCTCCGCCTGCCCGCGGCCCACTGAACAATCCGAACGGGCTTCGGGTTGCGAAGGTGCGCTCCGGAGGCATACAGGCTGCGTCGGGCGCGACGATGGGCGTCGGCCAGGTCGAGCTCTGCAACGTCGGCACGGATCACGTTGCCACGCCCAACGGAACGGTTATCACGGTGCTCAACGCGGGCGGCTCGATCGCGGCCGATCGTTTCGTCTTGATCGACGACGGGCCACACTTCCCCTGGGTCGTAGTGGATAAGTGCTGATGGCCTTCAAGAAAAACAGCCCGGGGTGTCAGTGCTGCATGTGCGTCGACACCGACACGGAGATCTGCGTTTGTAGCTGCCCAAGCCGGTTCTCCAGGATCGCAACGTTCGGCGACGACCTGGGGACGCATACGCTCAGCGGCATTCGTACGGGTGGCAACGAGTCCTGGGGCGGATTGTTCAATGTGATCACAACTGTGCAACGCTTCCAGTTCGGCGTCTGCCTCCCCACGCTGAATAGCGCGTGGCGGATCAACTACACGTTGGAAGCACGTTGCCCGGGCGACCCATTCTTTCCTGACGGTGCGTGGCGCTTCAACATCACCGCCCCGCTTCGATTCTGTGACGG